TGAGAGAAGTAAGCGTAGTTCTGTTTGGAGCCGATGCCAGTACATCGGCCGCAATCGCTGCGGAAGCGACAGGGGATGAGCTCATGGCGGACCACGCCAACGAAACGCCCGACGTCGACCAGCAGGTCGCCGCGGAAGGCACGGCGAGCGTCGCCGTGGGCAACGAGAACGTGACCGCAACGGCCGAAAAGCCGGAGGTGTCCGTGGACGAGATCAAAAAGACTCTGATGGCCGAGCTCAAGGCCGAGCTCCTCGCCGACATCCGGGCCTCCCGCCCGGCTGCCCCGGCGATTCACGTCGTGGCGAAGCCCGCCAACGACGCGAAGGTGGTGGAGGCCGCCCTCTGCATGGCCGGCGGCCTGACCGACGTGGATAAGAAGTATGACGAGCGCACCCTCGAGGCTGCCAACGCCCGTCGGGGCGAGGCGACGCTTTCGCAGGTGGTGCTCGCCGCAGCCCGTGCCAACGGGTACGCGGAGGCCGGCCACCGGATCTCCGAGAGCAACTGCCGTCAGGTGCTGCGTGCCGCGTTCGCGACGCACAGCATCGGGACGATCCTCTCGGCGACCTACAACAAGTTCCTCCTCGACGGCTTCACGGCCGTCGAGCAGAACTGGGATGCGATCGCCAGCACTCGCAACGTGTCGGACTACAAGAGCGTCACGGGCGTGCGGCTCACGGGCGGCTTCGAGTTCGAGGAGGTGGCCAACGACGGTGAGCTCCGCAGTGCGGATGCCGGCGAGGAAAGCCGCACCATCAAGGCGAAGCTGTACGGCCGTCTGTCGAGCATCTCGATGGTCGACCTCGTGAACGACGACCTGGGTGCTCTCACCCAGGTGAGCTCGCGGCTTGGCTACGGTGCAGCGATCGGCCTCAACAAGGCTTTCTGGGCCGCGTTCGAGGACTCCAACAGCACGTACTTCGCGAAGGAAACGGCTGCGGCCGGCAACGCCTTCTCGATGACGTCGCTGAAGACGGCGGCCACTGGCTTCCGTAAGCTCAAGAACGCGGACAACAACCCGCTGGGCGTTCCGCCAAGCGTGCTGCTTGTTCCGGCCGAGCTCGAGGTGGCGGCGGCCGAGGCAATGTCCTCAAGCCTGCTGATCACCGGCTCCGACACGGTCCGCGGCAACGCGAACGTGTTTGCCGGCCGATACCGGGTCGTGAGCTCGTCCTACCTGTCGAGCGCCACCACCTGGTGGCTCGCGGCGGATCCTCGGGCTGTGCCGGCAATGGAGGTCGCTTTCCTCAACGGGCAGCGGCAGCCGATGGTGGAGTCGGCCGACGCCGATTTCAACACGCTTGGCATCATGGTCCGCGGCCACTGGTCGTGGGGCGTGGCCAAGGCCGAGAAGAACGGTTGCTACCGGATGGCAACGGCCTGAGCGTGATGCAAAACGTGGCCGGTCGGCGGCGTGCCCAAGCGCCGCCGACCGGCATGACGACCGAAACAGTTTTCATTCTTTCAGAAACGAGGTGATCTAGTGGCTCACGAGTACGAAGGTGACAAGATCCGCTACACGCCCACCACGGGCGTTGCCGCGGGTGAAGCGGTGGTGGTTGGTTCGCTTGTTGGTGTGGCCTCGCGGCCGATCGCTGCGAACGAGCTCGGGAATCTGAACGTCGAGGGCATCTTCAGCATCACGGCCCCGGCCGGCGTGATCGCGCAGGGTGCGAAGGTCTACCTCTACCAGGGGCAGGCCGTGACCGGCGTGACGGGCACCGTGATGGGCTTCGCTGCTTCGGCAAAGGCCAGCGGCGACGCAACCGTGAACGTGCTGCTCGTTCCAGGCGCCTGACGTTTCGTCCTCGGGCGGCTTGGGGGCCGTGCGGCTTGGCACTCGTGCCGGCCGCACGGCCTCGGTGGCTCTATTTGGAGTTCCTTCCTCTGTTGGTAACACGCAGTCATGCAGGATCTCATCTCGCAGGGCGCAGCGTGGTTCCGGCAGCAGGCCGACAAGCACCTTTCGGTGCAAGTCGAGTATCGCAGCGTCGGATCGCTTGTGCCGCTATCGCTGCCTGCGATGGTCGGCATGACGCGGCACGACTCAATGGACCAGGCCGGGTCGATCACGCGAATTGAGTCGCGGGACTTCTTCATCTCAACCGACTACCTGTCGGCCATTCCGAAGAAGGGCGACCGTGTGATTGAGCAGGACGGCAGCGTGTATGAGGTGTTCGCACCATTCAGCGGCAACGCATGGGTGTGGGCAGACCGTCAGCAGAGGATCCGCAAAATCCACACCCAGTTGGTGCCGTGATGCCGTACTTCTCAATCCAATCACCAACGAGTGGCAACGCGACGCAGCTGCAGGGCCGCGCCGTGTCGGCCACCGGGCCGACCGGAGGCCAGGTGCTAACGTGGGACGGCTCATCGTGGGCTCCGCTTCCAGGCGTGACTGGTCCGACCGGCATGGCCGGCGTTGACGGGGCTCAGATTTACAGCGGCAGCACCGGACCATTCACAGGGCTCGGACGCAGCGGCGACTGGTACATCGACATCACGGCAGGCAGGCTCTACGGTCCGAAGGCAAGCAACGCGTGGGGATCTGGACTGCTACTTCAGAGCGGCCAGCAAGGCCCAACCGGAGTCACTGGCGCCGGAGCCACTGGGCCGACTGGCGTCGGCGCAACAGGCCCCACGGGAAGCGTGGGTGCCACTGGAGCTAGCGGCCCCACTGGTGCCTCAAGCACTGTAACCGGGCCGACTGGCCCATCGATGACAGGCCCGACTGGCGTTGGTGTTACTGGACCGACGGGACCTGCTCTGTCGCTTGTTGTCGGCACCGTGACGAGTGGCAGTGTCCCGTCTGCCACGATCACGCCAACCGCACCGGGAGTGTCGGTGCTATCTCTTGTGCTTGCTCGAGGTAGCACTGGGCCTGCCGGTGCTGCAGGAGTCACTGGGCCTGCAAACGCTATCTCGGTCGGATCAGTAAGCTCCGGCGGTTCTGCTGGTGCTAGCCTGACGTCAGACGGCGCTGGCGGCCAGTTGCTCAACCTGGTGATCCCAGCTGGGCCGACAGGTGCTGCATCCACAGCGACTGGCCCAACTGGACCGACAGGCGTCGGCTCTACCGGTCCGACCGGACCTTCTGGCGGCGGCAGCGGCAGCGATTCCTTGTTGCGTTCGCTGTTTGTGCCGGGTGCCCCAACGGGCTTCACGGCCACGGCAGGAAATGGATCGGTGTTATTGCGGTGGACGGCACCAACTGGCGTGATCGCTCAAGCTCCAGTGACTTCATATGCGCTCGAATACAAAACTGCTTCGGCATCGACGTGGGAAGCGCAGGCTGGCGCATCACCGCAAGGAGCGTCCCTCGCGGGACTCACCAACGGCACGACTTATAATTTCCGCGCGGCGGCGGTCAACGCTGTCGGGCAGGGCGCGTGGGCTACTGTGTCGGCGACTCCTGTTGTCGGCGACCCATACTTCGCCAACGTCAGTTTGTTGCTGCACTTTGAGGGCAGTGGGTCGTCGATCACCGACTCCAGTTCGGTGAATAATTCTTTCTCATTGAGCGGCTCCTACGGAACTACTCCAACGCAGTCCACGGACTACGCAGCGTTTGGCAGTAAGTCACTCACTTCCCTCGCGGCGGGCACGCTCTCAATCGCAAGCTCGTCAGCGTTCGGATTTGGCACGGGCGATTTCACCATCGAAGGGTTTTGGTATCGCACGACCACTTCGGGCGGCTACGGATGGAACAACGATGTGCTGTGGACGCTCTCTGGTGGAGGGCCAGACATATCACTGACTCCCGGTTACCGTGGGCCGTATGCCGGAACCAACAAAACGCAAGTTTCATTCGGGACGGCGTCCTACGGCGAGATAGTGGACGGCGTCGGAACGACCGTAACTCCGAGCCAGTGGCACCACGTCGCCATGAGCCGCGTCAACGGCACGATGCACGTTTACTACGATGGCACTCGTATCCTCAGCAAAGCGGATACCACTAACTACGGCGGGGCAAATTCGTTCGCGTTGAATATCAACGATCAAATGTATTTCGACGAAATCCGCGTGACGAAGGGCGTCGGGCGATACTCGGCCGAGACGATCACGGTTCCGGCGGCCGCGTTCCTTAACTCGTAATCGGCGTTTCCTAGACCGTGATGTGATGGAGTGGAGACATGCTGACATTTACAAAGCTCCCCGGCGAAGCCAACGCCCTCATCTCAAAGGGTGGCCCTGCATCCATTGGCATGCGGTTCAAAAGCCGCGACATCACCGGCAAGACATATGCCGCGCTGATCTACGAAAACACTGACGCCGGCTACGCAGCGGCCGTCGCAGGCAATCCGACTGCAACGCTATCGGTGACGGTCAACGAGACGAACCCTGGACGGATCACTGTCGCTGTGACCAAAGCCCAACTGGCTGGTCTATCATCGGCGAAGAACTACCGGTGGTATGTCGTCGAGACTGACGCCGGCGTCGAGTTGCCGATCGTTTCTGGAACCTTTTCGGCGAGGGCTCCGTGAGCGACATCCAGATTGAGATCATCAATGCTGGCGCGCAGACGATTGAGGTCGCGAACGCGACAGGAGTCGGCGTTACGGTAACCGATGGTGCCGTGATCGAGCTTGAGTTCACTGCTGGCCCGACCGGGCCGCGCGGCGACATCGGTGCCACCGGTCCGCGCGGCGTGCAGGGTGACATCGGCGCAGTCGGCCCAACTGGTGCCGCGTCAAGCGTTGCTGGCCCCACGGGGGCGACGGGTGCGGCCGGGCAGTCGATCACAGGTCCGGCCGGGCCGGCCGGCGAACGTGGTGCAACGGGATCGGCTGGCGCTGCAGGAAGCGTTGGTGCCACGGGAGCCACTGGTGCTCGCGGCAGTGACGGGGCGGCTGGCCAAGGGGTGACCGGACCAACCGGCGCGCGCGGCAGCGCCGGTGCTGACGGAGCGCAAGGCGCGACTGGTCCTCGAGGTAACGATGGGGCCGTCGGGCCGACTGGCATTTCTGGCGCTGCGTCAACGGTGACGGGTCCAACTGGCAGCACTGGCGCTGCATCCACGGTCACTGGTCCGACCGGCGCAACTGGCAACGCAGGCGCAGCGTCAACGGTGACTGGTCCGACTGGAGCAACCGGCGCACAGGGCGCTGCGTCTACTGTAACCGGTCCAACTGGTGCTGCAGGAATCCAGGGCGCAACCGGAGCACAAGGTCAAGCAGGGCCAACTGGCGCTGGAGCTACGGAAATCTATGAGTACGCCACTATTGCCAGCTTCCCCGCCACTGGCAGTGCTGCGCAGTTGGTAGTCGCGACCGATAGCGGGCGAGTCTATCGCTGGGCAGGGGCGTCATGGGTTGAGGTCGGCCCTGGCGGCAGCGCGGACTCCGCGTTGCGATTGCTGCTCGTCCCCGCTGCGCCGACCAGCGTGACGGCCACCAGCGGCAACGCCCAGGCTACCGTGTCATGGACTGCGCCAGCGGCACTCTCCACGCTGCCGGTCACGGACTACACGGTGCAGTATTCTTCAAACTCTGGCTCGTCTTGGACAAATTTTAGCGACGGCACTTCGACATCCACAAGCGCAACAGTTACGGGCCTGACGAACGGCACCGCATACACGTTCCGCGTTGCCGCAACCAACGCTGTTGGCACGGGCAGCTACTCCACGGCGAGCAGCGCAGTGACGCCTGCATCTGCCGCAGCAATCACCTACGCTGCCAAATACGAGATGGCTGG